AGATGAAGATTGACAAACCCTTGTAATGTTTGTATAGTTACGATGTTGCAAGAGCAGCATAAACATATTGGAAGAAGTAGGAGAAGATATGGCTAAGTTTGGAAAATATTATCATAGCAGCACCATCACTAGCAATGTGGCCAGTATTGGTACGTCATTTGATAAAGCCAAAGTGCATACACATTCACTGTTAAACAATGAATTAGACCTAAATGCTGGTCAGCGGTTTCGTGGTTTTGTAGAGGGTTTTTATATTCGAGTTACCAATATCACTGGTGGTAGTGCTACTCCAACCGTAACACTACGAGTATCCTGTGATTCTGATGGAGATTATAGTTTCTTTCCAGATACTGATGGTGAGCTTGCGCTGGGACTAACTACTACTAATAGTGGTGTTGCTGTTTATCAGTTTCAGTTACCACTACAACAGTTTTTTAATAGCGATGAACTGTACGTCTTTATTAAGATTGACCAAGGTACATGTACACTAGCAAACAGCTGTATTGTTTGGAGTGAATAATGCCAGTCGCCAATCCCTTTGAACCTGAGGGTGGGGGCGGTACTGTAAATCTCGGTAAAGAAGAACTCACAGACCAGTGTGATGGATCGACTCAAAGTTTCACAGTTTCTGTAGCCTACAAAAGCGGTACGCTTCAGGTATATTGGAATGGGCTTCAGCAAACCTCTACAGAGATAACTGAAGATTCCCAAACAACCTTTTCTACTGATTTTACCCCCACAACAGACGATACTCTCGTCGCAATATTCATTGAAAAATAGGAGTCTATCATGGCAGTAACTATTAAAACCGAACAGATTCGCAATACGGCCGTCACGCCAGCGAAGATTGACTTAACTCAAACCTTTAGCTTTGCTTCTGGTATTCTTCGTGCTGCAACACCAGCAGGAGATTCAGATGTAGCAACCAAACAGTATGTTGATGGATTGCTTGCTGGACTTCATTGGAAAGAATCAGTACGTGTTGCAACCACAGCAAACATTACATTATCAGGTACTCAAACTATTGATGGCGTTAGCCTTTCAGCTGATGACAGAGTTCTTGTTAAAAACCAATCAAGTGCAGAAGAAAACGGTATTTACGTTGTAGCAGCTGGTTCATGGTCACGTTCGTCAGACATGGATAGTGGCGATGAGTTTCCCGGTGCTGCTGTATTTGTACGTGAGGGTACAGACAATGCAGACCTTGGTTATGTATGTACGAATGATTCTGTAACACTTGGAACGACTGAGATTACATTTACTCAGTTTAATGGTGCTGCAAACATTACTGCTGGTGATGGACTTTCTAAGACTGGTAATATTCTTAGTGTTAATGTAGACGATTCATCTATTGAGATTGTTGGCGATTCACTGCAAGTAAAAGATGGTGGTATTGTCAACGATATGTTGGCTGGTTCTATTGCAAACAATAAACTTGCTAACAGCACTATCTCAGGTGTAGCACTTGGTGGAACTCTTAACGCTTTGTCTGCTGCTTCTACTGGTGGTATCACAATCACGTCATATGATGGTTCTGCTGCTGTATCTGACCTTGCTATTAACCTTGATGGTACTTCACTTGCTACTGGAGCAAGTGGTCTTAAGATTAACACTGCAGGTGTCGGGACACTTCAGATTGCTGATTCTGCAGTAACTGCTGTTAAGTTGGCCGGTTCTATTCCAGCAGACAAGTTGCAGCTTGACACTGCATTTACTGAAGCCGGTGGAAAGCTTGTCTTAGATGCTTCAGTTGCTGGTAATGGTCTTGCATTAAGCTCACAAGTATTATCTATTGACCTTGATGGTGCTACACTTGCATTGTCTGCATCTGGTCTTAAAGTTTCAGATGCAGGTATTAATACAGCACAGATTGCTGATGATGCTGTTACTGCAGCAAAGATTGCTGATGGTGCTATTAATGATTCTGCAATGTTGGCAGATGGTGTTGTAGCAAACAGTAAGTTGGCTGGGAATATTCCAGCAGACAAACTAAATACTGGTTCAGGATTGCAAGACAATGCTGGTGTTCTAGAAGTTAAACTTGATGGCGGTTCTTTAACTGTTGGTGCTAATGGTCTTGCTATTGCTGATGACGGTGTATCTACTGATGCTATTGCAGATGCTCAGGTAACTGGTGCTAAGCTTGCTTTTGCTCCACTTTACACGTCATTGTCTGGGCAAAATGGAACTAAAACTGCATTTGACTTGCCAGCTGCTATTGATGCTGACTTGGCTGATGGAACTATTGTATACTTGAATGGTTTGGCTATCGAGAAAGTTGCTTCTAGCCCCGGTGCTGATCAATATACTGTTAGTGCTACTGGTGGTACTGGTGGTGTTGGTCTAGTAACATTTGGTACTGCACCCGGTTCTTCTGATACCGTGACTGTATTGTTCTTCGGATAATCTGTTGGACTAACCTTTCAAAAGGGTCTATACTACGGTAAAGGCCCTTTTGTTGTTTGGAGGTATTATGGAACCAGATGTTATGCAGATGATTATGAGTGGTGGTGCCAATCTAGCATTTGCTATATTTCTGTATCAACAAAATAAAGACTTGCAGCGTAGGGCCGATGAACGTGAAACAAAACAAGAGCGTAAAGAAGAAGAACTTCGGTCTAGGTATGATACGGTTATTAAAGAGTTGCAAGACAAAGAAGAAGCAATGCGTAAAGAGTTAGTATCTGAAGTTAGCGATATGGACAAAAGGTTAACGTTGCTTGAGCAAAAGGTAGATATGGTTGTTACAATAATCAATGAGATTAAAGCTAAGTTTGTGAGGGTCACCAATGCCTAAAAAACGCTCCAAGCCCAGTCCGGCCAAAGGCAAGCGGTTTGTCAAAGTTGTTAAAAATAAAAAGACTGGTCGAACAAAAAAGGTGTCCTATGGGCAAGCTGGCAAGTCAAAGAGTGGCAAGGATCGTATACAACCGGGAACATCCAAAGGCGACAGCTATTGCGCCAGAAGCTACGGTATTAAGAAACGATTGTCGGCCGAAAAACGTAACGATCCTAACAGTCCAAACAATCTATCCCGTAAGAAGTGGAAGTGCGTAGGCAAGAAGAGTAGAAGATGAGCAAGAAAGATGCATGCTACAACAAGGTTAAAAGCTCGTACAAGGTGTTTCCATCGGCACGTGCTAGTCAGGCCATTGCCAAGTGTCGCAAGAAGAAAGGCCAGGTGCGTAAAAGTGAGGCTGGCAGTAGCTTAAAGCGTTGGGAAAAAGAGGGTTGGAAAGACCAATCTGGTAAGCCATGTGGCACAAAAAGAAGTAGCACACCATATTGCAGACCCAGCAAACGTGTTAGTAGTAAAACACCCAAGACACGGTCCGAGATGTCGAAGAGCCAATATCGCTCCAAGGTTAGTCAGAAGTCTAGTGTTGGTCGTGGTAAAAGAGTAACCCCATTGAAAAGGAATCGAAAATGAATAAAGACTTATTGGCATTGACCCCAGAACTCGTATTGTTTGTACGCAAGTTAGTACAACATAGCCGTGGTGGCCTGACTAAAGATGAACGTCAGGAACTTGCTGCTGACTTGATCACCCTGTTGTACAAGGTACTTAAGGAGCTTGTAGACGTGGATGAAGAACCCACTAGGTAGACTTAGACTGTCGCTTCCATCGCTCTTCTGCGTACCGCATTTCTGGTATGCATAGACACAGTTCGAATAGTGTTTGTTGTGGTGATATGTTTTCAGCATTGGCTATAACTGTCACCAATGCCAATAGGTTGCTCAATTTGGGGTCATATTCTGATCTTAGGTATCCCTTGATGGTATTGATGCTCAGTCCTGTCTTGGATGCAACCTCGGATATTCTTAGGCCATTGCGTGCCATACTTTGAGATAACCACCCACTTAAGGACGTTGGACGATCTGATTGAACAGAATCATTATTATTCACCACCACCACCACTAAAACAAAAAGCCCCAACAGGAGGATATCTGTTGGGGCTTAACCTATAACCAATAATACTATAACACTATTGGTTAGACTGTTGTAACTTTTTTTCCACCTCGTCAGCGATTATATGACTGATGTCTAGGTATGCCTGTTTGTAGTCATGTTCTCCGTATAGCCCTATGCACAGTTTCAGCAGTGCATGAATGGACGGTATCCTTTGGCCATTCAGCCACTGTGCGAGGGTGCCCCTCGCAAGCTCGGAACGTCGACACGCTTCACTGATGGAGATACCGTTACGTACTATGTGATGCCGAATCACTTCGGCGATTGTCGTTGGTTCTGGATATGTCATCATGGCTCCTTTGATAGTTTTATGATTTCATTGAATGACTGTTTTACATTCACGAATCGGTTAGTCAGCTGTATACATGACCATCCCTCGTCTGAGATTTCGATATACACGATATGTGCTGTGTTGATTATGATGTCAATACCATCTAGTTGCGTCAGTCTAATTAGTTTCATTGTTGTCCTCGGTTGTTTGTGGGAACTCTTTCTCCCAGTTGTTTTTACTCTTTGTAGCCAGTGCGCCTAGGTGTTTACACTTGCTGCCCCTATATTGGTGATCAGGACAGGTACAGGTATACCCAGCATCGTCAATCACTGCGGTCCACTTAGGGAAGTGGCCCACCATGGAACCATCGTGGCCCATGGTGATACGACAATCTTGAATACATGTATCCAACAGTGCCTTTTTGTCATCGAATATAGAGCGCATGCCCCACAGCTCGACGATTTCTTTTATGGTTTCAGGGATGGTCATGACAACCTCCCTATGCCTACCAGATACTTTCGTGCTCGTTCCAGTAGAGCATATAGGTCCTTGTCCTCATCGTACCACATGGTATCGTGATATATGGTACAATCGTAGTACCAGCCCTTGTCGTTGGTATAACTGCAATAGATTGAATGATAGCAGTTTGGCTCATTGGGCCAGTTAGGATTGATGAACATTCCAGTGCCATTGAAGTTGGGATTGCCCCCAATGACACGCAACCCTAAGTCTGTCATGCGCTCCAGTCTCATATTGACTGGTTCATCGGCATCATCGCAGTCACGAAGTGCCTTTGGTTCCTGCCATTTGTCCAGCTCCCTGTCAAGTGCTGGCTCTCCAATCTGAATGGCCAAGACGTTCAGGCTTACTTGCGCTCGCTCGAATAGGTTTTTCATGGCTGGGTCTGTAGATAGGTCTTGTAGTCGTAACAAGACCCAGTTTAAGTTGTCGACATTATAGTACATTGTTTCCTCTAGTGGTCACGCCAGAAGTCAGCGTCGCTCATTCTGGGTGTTGTTGTTGATTGTGTTGGTAGTGTTGGTGTTGGTGATACGACGTTTGAGTATGGTCGTACCGTTGGTTGTTCTGGTGGGATAAAACGTTGCCCTACAACCACGTCATCCGTAGCTGGGAACATGTTTGGTGGTAGCGTTCCATTAATCATGGCTTCGGCCCACATCTCATACTTGTTGGGGATACCCATCTTAGCATCTTCTTCCATGCGCTCCAGAACCTTGCTCCAGAACTCAGGCTCCGTGATGGAACTGTGGAGCGTAGGCATCTTACGGCTTGTACGGTAGAAGTGGTCCAGTCTCAGACGATGGTCATTCTCCATTGTCTCTTTCATATCGGCCCACGTTTGGAGGGTTGACCGGCCGAACTTCGCTCTAGCACCATCGCATATACAGGAGGTTGCGCACTTGAATACCTTGTACTCGTTTAGTTCAATCTTTAGGAAGTGGACACAGACGTCCACTATACCTTGGTAGCGTTCACAGTCAGGACAGAACGTGTATTGGTTGCCAGACAGCCCAGTACCACCTTGTTCCGACACCACCTTTTTACATTCGGCCACCAGATGACCAAGTGTTGGTGGGTACTCGAATACCTGGCTACACAATCTGTTGACAGCAGTTAGCAAGTTTTTGTCGGAGACGTGTTCAAGGGCTGCGCTCCAAGCCCATTCTACTCGGCCAGCCCATTCGGCCGACTTATTGAATGATGCACTGAACGTATCCAGTGCGATGCGTACACCTTGTGGAGAACTCATAGCAAGTTCCCCTCAGCATCGAACTTCATTTCCGATGCTATTGGCACCAATGCTGGTGCGGGTGCTTCAGCCTGTAGTGCCATTGAGTAATTGTCGTTTATACGACTACTCGACAGCGTGACAGCTGGGTCAAACATCTGCTTACCCTGTAGGAACTTGGCCCTATAATGGTTCGACGTGTACTGCCACGTCAATACTTTGATTGCCTTGTCTGTGTCGCCACGGTTTACAACACCTGCGATGGTTCCAAGGTTTTTACTGCTTATGACAGCTGGGTATGAACCCATTCTGTCATAATAGAGCTTGAACCAATGTTCAATGATGGTTTTACATTCTTTGTTACCATTGACCCAGTGCACCAATGCTGGGGCTGTGGCTGGGTCACCCTCCACCTCTTGCCCCAACACCATAAAGGTCATGGAGACGTTTTGTCGTGATGGTGTTGGTGTTGGTGCTGGTGCTGGTTGTGATGGTGCTGACTGTGATGGTTGTGACATCATTGCCATGATGGTGTCGAACCCCTCCACTACCATAAACCTTTCGGCCCCAGTCCACACTGTGCACCCACCACTTGGATGCGGCTTGACCACATCCAGCTCCCTCACATATAGGGGAGACTTGCTGCTAGTTAGAGTAAGAATCACATCAAGCTCCTGCGAGTAAAAAGATTGTACGTTGAACGAATACCACGATATCCGTTTTCGATAGGAGTACGGCACCACGGTGTTCTTCTCCCATCCGCTGCACTACCACCACAGGTAGGCACTCGATGTCCATTGATACTGTTTGTTTTGGGCTACGTGACATGTCTGTTACTTGGATGGTTACCACACTCTCTTTGATGTCAGCTTCGACAAGTATGTCCTCGTCATCGCCAAAGAAAGCTTGTAGCATCCCCGTGTCGTTTGGTTCGAATGTCAGCTCCCATAGGCTTCTCATAATGTGTGATTCTACGTCGTATTGTTGTAGAATCTCTTTTCTAAAGTCATTAGTCATGACAGTCCTCATTGTTGGTATAGGTTAGGTCATACCTCATTGGGTATACCCTAGTATAATCCATCGAGTATACATCGTCAAGTAAAAAAAAAGAAAAACTATTTTTTACCACCAACAACACTATCACTATTAGCTTCGACAATCACTATGGGCCCCAGTATATCAACACTATACACTATACTACTACTATATACTATACCAATATTTTACTACTACTAGTGGTGGTGGTGGTTAAGGGATAAAACCTCTGCCTATATAATACTATACTATACTATAATACTATATAGCAAGAATCATGCCAAACTGAAAAGTCGCTCCAGTGCCATCTTCGCTCCAGTGCCATCTTCGCTCCAGTGCCTAATACCCATCCACCATGAGTGGTTTGGTGTCAGTCGGCCGCCCATCGAATCGACCCTATTTCGGGGGTGTTTTTGGGTGCGTGTGTGCTATAGTCCCGTGGATATGGGTGTTGTGGCCTGTTGTCCCGTCTGGTTTTATCGTTGTATTACGGAGGGATAAAAAAAGATTGATATTGTGTATTTTTTTTGTTGACGATCCTTTTTATACTCGATAGAATATAGATATCCAAAGTGGATAAAACCTAAAACCTAAAACCTATAAGAGGATACAAAACAATGAAAAACTTTATCATTGAATCGGCTATTCCAGCCTTCCGCAATTTCTTAGTAACCGATAAGATAGCACTTGCAATTATAGAACAAGATGATTCTTTAACATGGGATAGTCTCATGTTAGATTCTAGTTTCAAACAAAAAAAGATTTTAACGGTACCGTCTAACAAATTCGAATTTGAAGATTGTATGTCAATCGTCCACTACCTATCCCCAGCTAGTACAGTAGCCGGCTTGAATCTTTGTAGAATGGCTTCAGATGAATGTAAAAAGGCTTGTTTGGGCTTCACTGGGAATCTTGCTTTCCATGTTAATAGATCTTATTGGGATAAGACAATTACATTAGTCAAATTCACAAAAAGATATCTTCAGGCTCTTGTATCTGAAATAGTCCGTTACACCATGATAGCGATTAGTCAAGGCAAAAAACCATATTT